ACTGAATCTGAAGCAAAAAACATTTGCAGGAGACCAGAAGATTCTGCTTACAAAATAGAATATATTGATAATTTGTTAAAAGCTCAAAAACTAATTATTGATAGTCAATACGTAGATAAAAACGAACGATTCTTTGAGAAGTAACCCCAATATATTAAGCTATGGAAAATAAAGAAAAAGTGTATTTGAAAGGAAGTCTGTCTTATAGTGACGAATTAAGTTCTAAATTTCAACTATCATTCATTGATTATAAGGAATATTTTATATTGAGAAATAATCACGACGCCTTCTTAAGACAACCCCTATGTATTTCTCAATTCGTTGCTTGTAAGTTTGTTGGTGGTAAGTGGGTTGTCTTGGAAGAACCTAAAAGAGATTTTGAAGAATATGATGTTACAGAAAGAGGAAGTTCTAAAGATGCGTTCTATGAGGATTATTTTGAATTTCAGGAGGCAAAACAACGTGTATTATTTTCTAATTGCGAATATCTTGGAACTAAAGAAGGAAATCATGTTGTGATGTTTAAAAACGAAAATTCGATTGTAAAAAACTACATTAGAATACCAATCTTTCAGAAATCTACACAAACCATCGAAGACCTAACAAAATACAATTTAGAACTATCAAAAACAGCGGTAAAAACATTGGGATTATGAACACAATAGAATATCTTTTAGTAATATCCTGGTTCTTAGGAGCTGGAGTGATTCTTTACATAGTCACCCACGAACAATGTAAATTAAATAAAAAAGACAATTGCCAACATAAAGAAGTGGGCGAATATACAGGCAAAAGAAAAACCTCTAAAATATGTTTGGATTGTAAGAGTAAATTAAAAAATAAATAGTTATGAGAGATAAACAGTTAACACAGCAAAAAGCACAAAGTGAATACGAAATAGATTCGTTAATTCAATTCTTAACCCTACAAAAAAGTAGAGGTGCTACACATTGCCGATGGTGGTGGAGTAAGGATCCAATGTGGGGATTTGAATGGTTCGAAACATTTAGTAAATTTACTGAAGATGAAATTAAAGCAGCTCAAAAAGCAGCTTTGCAAAAACAAATAGACGAATTAGGATAACAAAAAAAAGACGCCAATCTAACGAGAAGCGTCTTTTTAACGTAATAACCAAACTAAAACTATGAAATCGGATAGTGAAGATAATCAAAAATAATTACATACACAAAAAAATAGTACCGAAGATGGGACTAGAACCCATAAAACTCTAGTTTCTAAGACTAGGCACTCTGCCAATTCGCTTTTATGTCACTTCGGTGATTGAGATAAGTATCGGAATCGAACCGATATTAAATTCGTTTTGCAGACGAATACCTTTTCCAATATTGGTTAACTTATCATTTTGCAGAGAACAAGGGAATCGAACCCTCACCACTTTTACATGAAATCGATTAGCAGTCGATCGCAACAACCCAATATTTGCCTATTCTCTATTTGTGGAGGCAGTAAGACTCGAACTCACACGCCATTACGGCTAACTGTTTTCAAGACAGCAACCCATAGACCAACTTGGTTTATACCTCCATTGTACTCCTTATGTGATTCGAACACACACCTGTACAGATTTTAAGTCTGATGCCTCTACCGTTTGGGCTAAAGGAGTTTGTGGAAAAGGTTAGATTCGAACTAACAACGCTCAGCTCTTCAAACTGACGCTCTACCAATTTAGCTACATTTCCATTTGTGCAAGCGGTAGGATTCGAACCTACATAGAATTAACGACGGGTTTACAATCCGCTGATTTCGCCCACTTACCATCACTCACAAAATAAAAAAATCCCACTCTTTCGAATAGGATTTAATTTATATAATTTGAAATTATATCATACCAAATCCCTATCACCTAAAAGCGAATAACAAAATGATAAATATAAACTTGTTTTTTTCATACTGCAATACTATAAAATATTTTTCAATCTACAAAGAAAACTTTCGATAAATTTTCCAACACACAAACAAAATCACAATAATTAACGGAAACCACCACCATTTTATTAATCCTTCTCGCTCACTTTGCTTTGCTTGGACAGTCTTTTTTGTCTGTTCCTGTTTTTTCGTGTTTGTATTTGTTTTGTCGGTTGTTTTTTCATTGATTAGTGTATTTGTATTGTTATCAGTTTTTAGTGCCTTATTTCGCTTTATTTTGCGCTGTGTGATTTTCTTGCCAGGTGTTTCAATAATCGTTTCTTCAATCACTTCTTTAGTAGAATCGGTAAATACAATTCTAGCTTCTTCTTTTACATTAGAATCAATCACAACATCGTTTTTAATTTCTGTTGTTTCTTGTTTATTAGCTTCGGTTACTTCCTTTGTCTTTTCGACTTTACGGGCACCGCATCCGAAGCATAAAAATAATAGTAGTATTCCGATTGTGATTTCTTTTTTCATTTTTTCTCTTGTTTAGGTCTTAGTTTTTCAGGTGGCATTGGAATAGTTTTACTCCCCCTACTTCTTGATGGTTCGTTTATTATGCTTCTGAGTAGTAATAATTCAAGTATCATGACAATAATATTTTAATAGTTTCTTCATTCTGTTTTTGTTGCAGCACATTTCGAACAATTTCGCAATCACTATACATTTGTTCGGTTTCAAAAACCATTAGTACAATTTCCAAATCACTTATAGTTTTCTCTTTGCACCAATCAATAAACCTCGATTCTGTTTTAATTAATCCACGAATCCAAAGCGGGTTAATTAGTTCGTTGTATGCTTTGAAGGAATTTTTCATATCGGAACGGTTTTAAGTTACGTCATGCAGTGAACATTTTTTTGTACTTTAAAAGTAGTGATTTTCTATGTTCTAAACCATTTGTTCCACCATTTATTTTTTTGGTAATGGTTAAAATATCATCTTTATCGGCCCATGTGTTTAAAAGATAGTTGTTATTCCAAAACCATAAAGCGGAAATCATCGCGTTGCTTTCTTCAAGTAATAGGTCGGGATTTGAAACGAAATCTATTCCTGTTTTTTTTGACAATTTAATATAATTTTCTTTGCCAGTTATTTGGATAAATCCACGCCCTCGGTATCTCCATCCGTCCCCACTTTGCTCCGATCCGTTTCCCATACGATTGGCGTAAACTTTATTCGCAATGTTAATAGGTTTTCTTTGGTAAGATTCCGCACTTTGTTTATCCGGAAAGTATTTTTTAAATGTTGTTTGAAGTCCTATTGATGAATAGTTAAGATTTTCAGAAATTGGCTTTAATCCGCTCTCGTGGTCAATCTGAGCAAAGAAGTGAGCCAATCTTAAAGGTGTATTAACTCCGTTATTTGAAAGTAATGTTTTGTATTTATTTGCTAGTTCCATTTCTTTTTTCTTTTATCCAATTTTTAAATAATTGCAATTCTTTTTCCGACCGTTGAATTGATTGTATCAAAATTTTACGGCTAACATCTATTTCTTCTTTTATGAATTCTATTTTCTGATTCGGTAAACACATATCCATTATTTCTCCTTTCTCAACTCGATCATGTTTCTGACGAACTCATTATAAGAGTTGTTCACTTTTATTAAAGCTTCATTCGATGCTCTTAGTTCGGAAATATATTCTTTGTTTAATGTCTGCACATTTTTGTATAAAAAAACGATTACAGCCCCAAAAGCGAAAACAATAGCGATTAAAACACCTTCCGGCGTAGAATTATTTGTAGTCATCATCTTTTGTAAATCTACTGCGGTTTGTAAGCTAATCATAATGATAAACGTTTTTTTATATAAAAAACTAAGGCTAAGGTAATAATAACAGCGCAAATAACGATATTAAAAATCTTTGAATATGTTACATAATTCACATGCGTGCCTATAATGTCCACAATATTTATTAATATCAAGCCTATAGGTGCATTTTTGGTAAACCAGCAATAATTGCCTTTGAAGTTGAAAAGATAAAACGCGATTAAATTTGAAATAATAGAACAGCCAATGGCATTTCCTAAAACAACATAATTATATACAACTCCTTTATAATCAACGTAGTTTGAAAATAGCGTAGCTAAAAGCATCAGGATAGGCACTAAATAAATGTACCTATCCAAAAATGCTTTTAAATATAACCTCAGCCCGTTCATTATGGTTTTGGGTTTTTTATGCCACCACCACCAATATCTTCCGGATCTGGTTCAGGGGGCGGCGGATCACCTTCTTTTGACACATAGGCCGAGCTTGCGTTTTCGGTCATGGTAGATATGACCTTGTCCTTAGCTGTACTCCCAGTACTAGCCCCAAAGAAATACTGCATAACACCACCAATGTATCCAATAAGCGCACCGAGCACCATGTCTTTAATGTCTAAGAAAGATATTGCACACATTCCAAAGACTACCACGAAAACCGCCAGAAAAGTTTTTACTGTTAAATTACTTAATTTCATCTCTCATTAATTTTTAATTATACCGCAAGCATTTCTGCCCTTTTCGTTTCTAATAGTGGCAATGTTGCAGCCGGTGACAAGCCCTCTACCATAGCAATAACAATATCCGCTTTTTCAAAATCCCAATTTGAAACGTGTGAAGATGCACAGGCCCTAAAGTCTTCAATAAAGGAAATAAATATATCATATAAATTAGACTCCGATTCATGTTTGTGAATAATGAAATCAGATACTTTTTTCGCCCTGTTTCCAGTTGGCGTAAGTCCATGAGAAACAAGTAACGCATCTAATTCCTCGCCTGTTGGATAATCTCGACTAAACTCATCAGTAATAGCTCTAAGCATCGTTGAATTTACTTTGTTGCCTTTAGATACATGATATTTTTCATCACGAAGTTTCTTTATGCTTTCCAAATCAATTCTACTTCCGTCTTTACCCATAGAAGATATCAATGCCCTTGTCATCAATGCGGTTACATTACTCATAATGCGTTCGGTGTAGATAGGTGTTTTTTCCGCCGCAATTTCTTCCGGCGTTGGTCCGGTAATTTCAATCACTTCATACGGAAAACCCTGCATCTCCACAGGCACTGATACCAAATCTGGGAACTCTGCATAAGCTCCATTTCCTAAATTTACTCTAATTTTTGTTGCCATTTTTTATTAATTTTTAAGGTTAATTTTTCCAAGCACGTTGACCGAACCATTTCACGGCCATATATCTTGTTTTGTTATCAATGTTTCTTAATGACGTTTTGCTTCTGCCGCTCAATTTTGAGGACCATATAAGCATTTCGCTATCAGCAAAATTACGGTTTCCAATTCTATTTTCATACAAATAATCGTGAATTAAGAACGAAAGTTCTGCGTCACTATCTGTCGGAAACAACCACCACAATAGGCGAGGAACTGAAGCAAGATCCCAAATATATCCTTTTGGGATCACAACAATATATTTATTTGATAATTCTATCTCTAAAGTCTCCAATAAAATATATTGATTGATAGTATTTCTACCATAAACTCGTGATTTTTTAACCGGGTTTTCGCGTTTAAGCAAACCAATAATATTTTCAAGGGTAATTATCATACTGCTAACATTTCGGATCTTAAATCGCTTAATTGTTGTTGTGAAATTTGAATAGGCAAATTCTCAGCCATAACGTTTATAATTTCCGCCTTGTCAAATTGCATTTTTTCAATATGGGTTAAAGCACAAGTCCTGAAATCTTCTATAAGTGAAATGAAAACACCGTAAATATTTGCCCCGTATTCATACCTAAAAACAATGAATTCGCAAAACTTTTGCAATTTCGTTCCATTGGGCGTGATTCCGTAAGAAACGAGTAGTGCGTCCAAATCTGATTCATTCGGGTAATCTCGGTTCATTTCGTCAGTAATAGTCTGAACCATCGACGCATTAACCGTTATGCCTTTCGCTACACTATACTTTTCCTGGTAAATCATTTTTTGACTTTCCAAATAACTGCGAGTGCCTTGCTTCCCCATAGAAGAGGATAAAGCTCTAGTTGTTAAAGAATTCACGTTTCTTGCTATCCTTTCAATATACAAAGGTGTTTTTTCTAACGCTATTTCCTCTAACGTAGGCTCAACTATTGGGACAACATCGTAAGGATATCCCTGCAATTCAACAGGGATTAATTCTGCATTTGGGAATTCGGCTGTAGCTCCATTACCCATGTTTACTCTGACTTTATTTGCCATAATTAAAAATATTTTAACCAATTAGGTTTAGCTGCCCAAAATCCTAGAGCCTGCAATCCGAAAATATCTGTATTTGAACCAGGTGTTGTCGCTAATATTGCACGAACCCCCGTTGAATTGTTTGCGCCTGGTGTATTGTATGCAGGGACGTTTGCCGTAATATCTTCATTGTACACAACCGTGCCGTCTATTTTTTTGACTTTGAAACGAACCCTTTTATTTACTGCGTCATTGTCAATTACTTCAATCATGCAAAGAAGCCATTCAGTTGCCGTTATAGCCTGTGATGTCCCAGTAGATACAGATGAAGCGTTTGCGCACTTAGCCTGTATTGTCGCCCCTGTAATATTAAACCATGCCCCTATTGTTGTATTTTCAGTCACTCCCGAAATAGAAGCCGCGTGAGGCATTCCAACGATGGCCGATAAATTAGTCGTCACAATTGGGTTTATAATTCCAAAGAAAGTAGTCCCTTTAAAGAATTGTGCAGGATAACTATTACCATCCGAAAATCTATATCCGCTATTATTAATCCCAGAAGCTGCAATAAACTTAACAAATGAATTACTATAAGGTGTTATGTATGCATTTACAAAAGATTGTAAAGTACCGCTGTTTAATTGGCCCCCGGCAAAAGGATAAGCCCCTGATGCCGCTTGATTAAATTTAACCCATACGCCTATATGTTGCAATATAGTGTCTGCGTGTTCAACTTCTAAAATATCACTTGAAACCAGAGCAGACTGGCCACTTCCAACCAATATGTTATTTGGAATGATTTCAAATATTTGCCCTGTATCCGTGATGTTATATTTTACAATTTCATTTTTTGCAATAGCAAAAGAAGCAACTGCGTTTACGTACGTCAAAAATCCAGCAATATCTTGGGTTGCTAAACTTGCAGAGGTTGTTGTCTTTACTGTTACAAATGCTTTGCTTACTTGATTCCCACTGCCTAAAAGACTATCCCCGTCTAGTGTTTTAATATTTGTACCTGAAACCAATAACGCCTGATAAGTAGTTGCTATATTGTCAATCAAATACTTAGCTTTCCCGAAAGCCTCTAAAATTGTATTTGAAGATGTAAACGTTCCAGAAGCCGCAGACAATCCAGCCAAAACGGTTGCTAATATCGAAGCTCCTGAAGTTGTTTGATTGTTGTTAATCCATTTCTCCCAAACACCATCGTATCCGTTATAATGTAAATAATCGCCAACTTTCAAAGAAATATTTCCACTACCTAAATCAACTGTTTCATTTGCGACAGCCTGCCAATAATCACCATTTTGACCTACTCCATCTACCAAAGTAATCGTAGCAGAATCATATTTCCCTTTGTAATGCGATGCCGTAGGGTCAAGAGGTGAAATGTTACTAAAGTCAAAAGCTGGGTAAAATAATTCTTCCAACCGCAACGAAAGCGCAGTTATTGTCACGAAAGTTTCCGGGGTTCCTGCGCCTGTATCGTCGTAAACGGTTATATTCGCTACATTGTAAACCCTTCTTTTCGATTGGCCTTGCTCAACGATTTGAAATGTTTCAATGTCTTCAGAAAAATAAAATTGCGACAATATAAATTCACCCAGGTCGCTGTCAATATGCAGCCAGGTATAATTGCTCTTTTTTCTTATTTGTAATGTTGCCATTAAGCTATTCTTTGTATGAACAATGCAACTATTGAAGGCTGCATGTTGTTGTGAGCTTCATCATTTCCTGCATCTGTTGTATCGGTATCCCCAAAAGAAAAAGTCCCAGATCCCCCAGCGCTAACCCCAGCAGCAAGCGTGCCAGATACTTCGTGATTATGGGCAGGCATTTCATCAATAGTCAACACATGATTTTCTTCTCCAAATGTATTTCCTAATATAGAGTAGTCATTTCCAGAAACGAATGCAGTAGCATCATATCCCACCGGAACTTTTCTTCTATAATCTTCAGTGTTATTGTCTCCGTTGCATATAGCAAATCCTAACATACTATTCAATCCCAAACCTGTACCATCAAAATTGTCTGAAACAAAATCAGAATCCACGTTAAGCAACTTAACCTCGTTTAACACAAAAACTTCATCACGCAAAGCCTGAAGAATTGTTCTTACCTCTAATGCCGTGTTGAGTCCGTTGTCGTTTATAGTTCCTATTAATGCATTGAATTGCGCTATTTGCATGATGTTGTATTTTAATTTGTTAAAAAGTCGTTATTGTTCCAATCGGTATTTATAAAATCATCCGGATGAAGGATGTTAGAAAGAGTTTCGTTATAATTCATCGCTATTTTGAATTCAACGTCAGTGATATTTGTTGCTCCGGTAAAATCTTCGGCCGGTATTGTTTGTTTATTCGTCACTCTATAATCGTTCACATAAATCACAGGATGAGTTAGTAAACAATTCAATCTTCTATATGTGAAATTATCGATTCCGGGGAAAAAATATTTTTCAAACTCTGTTTTTATCAATCTGGAATTTACCTTCAACCCGTCCAATGTTGTATACTCCGACGACGCACTTTCAGTATCGTTCCCAATAAACGCGCAAGATAACCTTATAGATTGATAATTATTTACTCTATTATACGCTATCCCATTGAATTCTTTATAGTCTCTATAAACGAACATAGTTGTTTGTTCTAAATCCCTGTCGCTAATTGTTATTGGATTTGTATACCAAACATAATCCGAAACAGTGTGTTTGAAGCGAAGTGTTAGGGGCTGTTTATAAAAATCAGTCCCGACATCATCAATCGTAAAATAAATTTGTTGCAACCCTCTATTGTCTGTGAATTCTGTTATTTGAACTTTTGCCGTGATATCTAACAATTCCGTTCCGCACAAATCGCACACATAAACACTGTAATTTCCATCAAAGGCAATGTTAGTTTTTGAATTAGTGATTTGAGAATAAACCCCCGTAGTTGAAAGCTGTATCTGAAAAAAATAATTCAATTTAGCATAAGCGCTTTGCCTGGTTTCTAATGCCTCGGAAAGCGTTGGTTTTAATCGTATAAATGCTAAATCATTCATATTACAGAATTGCAGTTAAGGCGTTTGAAAAATCAATTTGATTTGTATACAACGTTCCGTTTACTTTTATGTTGTAAAAAGATATTGGATTTGCCAATAAAATTGAATTGACATCATACAAACATACAAAATTATTGTTTATTGTGAAAGATTTTAAACCGATTTCGATGTCGTACCCAACTTCATTGATAAAAATTACATCTCCTGCCTTGTCTATTGCCATAAAATCGCTTTCAAATTTTTCCTCTAACTTCAATACAAGCTTATTCGTTGCAACCTCAAACTCAGCATCAACAGGATACCCTTTTATAATTTTATTAGCTACTGTTCGTACCCGGAAGAATCCTTTTTCAATTGCAATCCGCTGAAACAAATCCTTTGCATTGTCAAAATCACAGAATACGGTGATATTGTGAACAATTGGATTTAATATTTTTTGACTTGCGATATCATTAACCGCAATTTCTTCTTTGTCGATAATTTCTTCTAAATCAGTGAACAATTTTGATTCAAATTTATCGTTAACACGAAACATGGTGTTTTTGATAGCTTTATCTTTTAAATATTTAGCGGCAGTAGCCAAAACAGGAAACCAGTGTATCATGTTTCTTTTTATTGTATAAATCAAATTGCTATAATTATCCCCCGAAACTATTCCTTGTATAGACTCAAAGCCTTCGTTTGTCCTGTTTACATACTGAACATCAGTTAATGGATAGTTTACATGCAAAGACGCACCACCAGAACCCGTAAAAAAAGCCGGTGATGTAGTTATGACTGTAGCTGTGAAATCAGTAACCGTTACCGATACGTTGTTTATAAGTATTTCATCACCAATATTGAATCCTAACAGATTCCATGCAAAAGTGCCGTCGGAAAGAACTTTGTTTCCTGACCATTGCAGTACTGCAGTAAAATCTCCCCTTAATCCTTCTTCTATTGGATAGCAATCTACAAGAAATATGCTTTCATCATTTTCGGTGGCCTTATTGTCTTTTACAATTTTCCTTCTTTGTTCTTCCAAAAGGAAAGCGCTTCTGATATGATCCAGCTCAATCTTTAATATTCCGTCTGTTTTTGTTGTTGGAAACATCCATTGTGTGTCCGTGTGTATATCGTCCCGCGTGTTTTCTTCTTCGTTTATTCGGCCAAAAGATGATTTTTTGTATCCGTATTCAAATTGTTTTAAAAAGTATCGTTTATTGTATTCAAAAGTATTTTCCTCGTTTGGCAACTCTTCAAAAACTCCAATCTCTATATTTTTATAAAAATCCCGGTACCCCAATACCTCTACTTTATCTTCATTTATCTGATAATCTCCATTTATCTCTTTTGGGATGTTCATCAAATCCTTAAATTTATTCACAAAAGGCTTGTCTGTTAACTGAGCTATAAGATATCCGTTCAATGCAAAGTTATCGTAATGATCATTTCCGACATCGTATAAATTTGTTTCTACCGGAAGCCCTGATATAGAGTCTACATTATGCCTGATTAAATCTATTAAGCGAACACCTTTAACTACACTATTTATAGCTGTTGAAGTTGCAGTTATCTCTATAGAATCACATTCCATTAGCCAATCTGTTTCGGAGGTTGGTGTTACAGAAGTCGTTCCGGAATTATCCTTTATAATCATTGCCATCCCTATTTTTTCACCCTTCTCAAGAACGGGAATGATAATATCTACCTGAAACGTTTCATCGAGGCCTAATGTTGTGTCAACGAAAACTTTGTATACGTCTTTAGAAAACATGTATTGCCCATCGATATACCTACTGCCTATTTGAAAAGATTTAGTTGTATTCCCGCCAGTCCCGGACGGGCCGTTGAAAATATTTACATGCAGGTTTGTGATTTTAATGCGTATATTCGTAAGTCTTTCCCTGGCCTTTAGTAATGTCCCGTAATCCGTAATCGTAACTCTGTCGGTATCGTCTATTTGACCCTCAGTATCGTACGTCCTATCCAAACCGATATAGCTATCATCTATATCGAATTTTATAAGTTCCTTTTGTGGAAAGGCAAAGAAAAAATTATTAACCCCATAAGCGACAAACGTCCCCAATATAGCATCAGATGTCCATTGACTCGCTTGCTCCAATGGTTTTGATTTCAACAGGATATTAGAAGTCTGGCATGGTGGAATAGTGTTTCCGTCTAAATCCTTATCTGAAAAAGCATCAACAAAGACATCTTCACGCCTTTTTATCAATTCCCTGTTTGTGTTTTGAATTACACTCACTTCGATTTCATCCTGGGTTATTTTCAATGTGAAAAACTCCAAAATACCCATTGTAAAAGGAACTCCGTCCTTTTCAATAATATACTCAACTTCACTTTCCCATCCTTGTTCTTCCAATAATAATGACAAATAATCAAACCCATGCGAAGCGTGATTAAATTCCGTTCCGTCCGGTAGTATTTGATGCTCATACATGCCGTCGAAGTGATCACGGAATAATTTTAGCTTAATGTCTTCGTTTCCGATAACGACATCACGGCCATAACGTCCGGAATCCTGAGAGATTTTAAAAGTCTGTCCATCGGATCCAAAAGGCTCAGCTATTTGAATGGTCCCGATTTTAGGATACGATATAAAGTTTAAAAAATGCTTAAACATGGAATGATTTTATTTTTAGTCGACTATTCAGTAATTCTTTCATTTGGCCCTGCTTTTTCTCGAAAAGCCTTTCGCCTTTTGCGTCTTTGATGATAAGCAAACTTTCTCTTTCGCTTATTGTTCTTGATAACTTATTTATTCCGTTATCGAAGTCTGATTTACTTAACCCATTGTTCGAATACGAAGATTCTGAGATATTTTTGCTCATAAAAATGCCTTGAAAAAACAACATTTCGTCCAATTGTTTTTTATGCCATTGCTCAGGCGTATATACTTTCGTACCTTTTGGCTTATTCAACAAAACGTTTCTGTCATTATACTGTGTAGCCTTACCATCAGGAGTTACAACTGTTTCTTTATAATTAGAGCCTTTGCCGTCATTGATCAACATTCGACCTCCAGGGTGATTTTCAGTCCCTTCAGCATAAGCCGGTATCTGCTGACTATTAACCATAGCTATTTGAGCAGCTCCAATTCCTGCAAACAAAGCAGCTACAGCGATATTGGCCGGGAAAGAAACTTCTGCCAAGGCCGAAACAACTGCCTGGGCTGTATCAATTATAATATTGAAAATAGAAGCCTTCTTTTGTTGCTGCAATTTTCTGCGCTCAATTTCTTGACGTTTCTTTTCATACTGCCTTTCGATTTCCTCTTTAGCTGTTGCGCTATCACCTGCAAACCTGATAGCGATGTTCTTTTGATTTTCTAATCTATCGAATTCAGCCTGGAAACGCATTTCCGATTGTTGGTTTATAAACGCAAAAGCTTCTTGAGCGACATCAGCCAATCCATTGAAAGCAATTGCAGCTTTTTGACCAAAACTGTCAGCGCCTTCAATTAGTCTATCAAATGTACTTTTCCCGTTTTCATCTAATTTCAAGAAGAAATTTAGAGAACCAAGACCTCCCTTGTCTAAAAATCCGGCTTGGATTTCTTTAAAGTAGCTCTGGGTGTTTATTATAAGTTGCTTAGTTTTTTCAGCTTCAACTTCCAATCTGGAATTCGTTGCAGATGCCAAAGCTTTCTCAATAGCGATTTGCTCGCCTTTAAGCTTATTTAATGCTTCTACATTGTCTTTCGTAACATCAAAGGCCTCAATCTCGGCGTTCTTAATTCTTAATTGATGTTCTAGCCTTCTTTCAGTCGTGTTTTTAGATAATTCAACTTTTAATTTCTCATAACTTTTGTAACGTTTCAAATCACTTTCAATAGTCAAATTCGATAATAACAAATTCAATTGTCTTAAATCGTCTAACTCCTGCTGGTCAATTATGTTTAATTTAGCCTGATTCGATACCCTGTCATATAATTCTTTAATTTTTCCTACCGTATCGGCAGTAATTCCGATTACTTTTTGCGCATGGTCAAATTCAATCTTCTGAATGTTTATATTGCTTTGGGTTATTAAATCCTGTTTTTGCTTTTCTGACAAGCCTTTTTGAGATAATAAGGCTGCACTCGCCTTTTCTTCTAAACGAATTTCCTCGTTCATTTCCAATGTAGCTAATTGCATCTTTCTCATTTGCAATAATTCAAATGATTTTGACCGTTCCTCGTTGGTTTTCTTTTCGTTTTCGTATATCTTTTGATTATTTGATATTTCAGCGTTTAAAATAGCCTGCATCAGAGCAAATTCGCTGGCCGGGATATCTGCAAGCGTAAGCTCTTTTAATTGCTTAATCTTTTTTTGTCTTTGTTTGTCTTCTTGGTATTCAAGCCCAATTGTTTCCCCTTTTAAACGAATTATCGTACCATCATTTTTTATAATGGCCTCGGTGTATTTTTGAATTTCCGCATCAAGCTCGATCAACCTTTCTTTTGTCTTATTTTCCTTATCTCCAATTGCTGCCAATGCTTCCGGTCTTACTGAATCCCTTTTAAGCAATAAAGACAATTGCTTTTGGGTCTGAAGAAGTATTTTTTCTTGAACGTCTCTTTCTTCGTTTAAGTCAATCAGTTTTTGTTTATTGGCTACATTTAATTCAGTACCTTTTTCGACCTGCTTTCTTTTTTCTAGTGCAGTATTTAATCGATTCTGCGCTTCTGCGGTCTTTCCTGTCAATATTTGCTCATCAGTTAGGTTCTTGAAATAGAAAGGGTATTGTGATCGCAATTGCTTCAATGCAATGTTTCTTTCTTCATCACTCAATTTCCTATCCTTAACAACTGCAAGATATTTTTTCAACTCAATAATATCGCTTTGAGCATCTTTTTTTCCAGTTATGCGGGTGTTATTAAATTCTTTCTGTCTTTTATTCAGTTCGTCCAAAGCATCGCTGGCTCCAAACAATGCTGCAACCCAAATGCCAATTTCTTTACCATAAACAGTGAGCAATGTAATTCCAACACCCATAAGCGTTTGCCATGACAATAATGCTCCGGCTACTTGACTCAATACGCTTTTTACCGGCTGACCTTGCGCAATCAATTCTTTATTTTGACGAATCGCATTTCCGATGGCATCTGAGAAAATCGGAATGTTGTTTGATAATGCCATAAATCCAGTCTGTACCGAATAAGTAAACGCCGGCATTTCCCTAGTTAACTGATTGATGCTATTTGACAACGGATTGAAACCGCTGGCATAATTTCCGACATTTCGGGTGTGCTTACCTACGGTGGCATCAACTGCCTTTAAAGTTGCATTATATTTTTCAGTTACCCGTCCTAATGTGGCAAGACGAGCCTCTTCTTGCGCGGTTAAATTATTGTAACGTTCTTTTTTTACAGCTAAATTGTTATAAGCCTGTTGCACCAGGTTTAGCTGCTGCTGAGTCCTGTTATATAGATTTTGAGCTGCATTCAATCGTTGCATCTCTTTTTGGTGTTGCGCTTCAGCTCGAGCAAAAGCCTTATCCCGATCGGAAGCTAATTTCAATTCAGCAAGTCTTTGGCGCTCAGCATTTCTTACAACAGCATTAGCGACCCTTTCATTTGCTTTTTCAATCTTTCCAAAATCAGCAATCACCTTCTGCATTTCGGCTGGATTCTTTGCGGACTTACCGCCAAAGAAATCAATATTCAACTTTGATATTTTAACGATATCATCATGCGTTTGACCTAAAAGAGTGTGAGCTTCTTTTAACCCGTCGATCGCATTTTTACTATAAATTAAATCAATGAAATTATTTGCCATTATTTACCTTTATTTTGTCGTTTAACCGTTTCTTCAGCTTGCTTTTTGTATTCTTCCCAATCAGCCACGGTGATTTCTTTTGGTTCGATTCTGTACTTCAATTCCAGTATTCTGCCAACACTGATCAATTGGCTTTCAATACTCGAAACCTCGCCTTTGTCTTCTTCTTCTAATTCACTTTCATAGATAGCTATTTTTGTCTTTATTCCCTGGATTCTGTTAGAAATATCTTCTAATTGCTTGAAAATATCTTTTCTTCTGTCAATCCTGTAGTTCCATTTTTCCAACGCATCTACCAACAATTCAAATCGCTTAATATTTCCATCTTTTGGAAAATTGTACAGCGCCTTAAGTATCAAACTTACCGTATTGTATTTAGTAGTGTATTTCAGGATATTATGAATCACACCAAATCTATTGATTATAGAGTTATTCTTTGTCAGTTTCAAATAATGGCCGTAAAATTCAGTCATTATATTTTCCAGATCCTTGTGATGTTTGAATTCTTTAGTGAAATATCGCAAATCCTTAGTTTTCAAATACTCCAATAAATTCCAAAGAATCATTTCTTGCGGTGTTTCATAGAATGTTATATTTGTTTTGAATAGTGCTATAGCCATTGGTGAATGTATTTTAGTATTTCAGGTTTCAATATTTCTTTATTTACAAAGCTTTCGTTTTCATCGGTAAGCCCGAAAATCTCTTTTCCATATTTTCGTATCAGTTTCGGTGTTTTTTCGTCATTGGCAAATATTTCTAAAGATAAGTTTTCTTTGTCAATTTTAAGCAAAAACGACCTGTAAAAAGCACCTGAATAAAACAAAGTAACTCTATCATAAGGCTGCCCAAGCAATTGCTTTACTTCAATAGTAAATGGGCTATAATCCGGAAACAAACCCATTCCTTCGCTGTCAATCCCTTTCTCGTATAACTGTGACTGCCTATTCAAATCCAATATAGTAGCGGAATTCAGTTTGATAATTTGCTCCGTTTGATTAGGAATGTTATCAATAACGTTTTTCATAAAGTCCATATAGTCTTTTACCGTTCTGCTCATTATACAAATTTATAAAAAAAGCCGTGTCCTTTTACAAAACACGGCTTTAAAAACAAAATTATGAAAACATCCTATAAAACTGTAGTTGTAGCAAGATTTGATTTGAACATAACGCCATCCATATTGATAATGTTTGCTGGCGGAGAAATTACAGCATCGTACAATTTCAATGTCAACACATCGCCAGTTGCTAATGCAGCTACTGTTAGGGTATATTGCCCCGGGATGGTTGCGCTAGCAGTCAACAAAGAAGGAACTACTGTGACACCATCCACTTGATATAGCAAATCGGCTACTACTAATCCTTCCAGGGGAACTAATTTATTATTTGACTTAGCAGATACAGTAAACACAACTGTAGTGGCAAGGTTAGCAGGCGCAACCATGGCCAATTCTACGTCGTTGTAGCCGTCAAGGTCTTGCCCTGCGTTAAAATCAAGATTTTCATTTGTGATCCATGAAACTGTATTGTCAAAATTCTGGCGATCAACTTGTACGGTAATAGTTTGGCTGTTTTCGTTTCCTATCACATACTTTCCAGTGTCTAATAGCCCTAAATCCAAGCCTCTACCATTACCCTGGGCATCCATAGACATTAAAACGTCTCCTTTAGTGTCAAACAAAATGATATCGTACTGCTCGTTACTATCTAATTTAGTAATCGCCTTGTAGAAGTTTAATCCGTTATCAAAGGTAAACGTCCACATATACGGGTGCTTCAATGTTGTGAACATCTTACCTGTTGCGGCACGAGTTCCGCGATCGTTATCCGGAGTATTGTCTGCAAAATCTACAACTCCCTTAAGAATCGTTGCTTTTCCTTGTTGTTGCAATGCTTGAACATACGCCAAATTGAAATCGTCACCAGGCAAAATCTTTAGTCCTTTTTGAACCAAAGCAATCACCGAAGGTGTACGGAAATCAAATTTACAGAATTTCAATCCTGTTCCTAAAAGTTCAGCCAATCCACAGCTAACTTTATTAATTATTGTTGAAAATAATGCCATTTTATATAATTTTTTGTGATTTTAAGAAATTAATTACTCGTTTGTCGTAGTGATTGAACTTTTCCCCTACCAAATAGACCTTGACAACGTTGTCTGGGGTCATGGTTGGAAATTGTTTCAGCACTTTAAACGACTGCCAATTTTTCTGAACTTCTTTTGGTTGCTCTTGCTCGATTGACTTTTGTTGTTGTTTATTTTTCATTTTTAATCGAATTTAATTATTCTGACGCAATCTTTTGTTATTTCTGCATTTGGTAACCTGACTAATATTGCATCTATAATATCGATCGTTTTGTTTTTGTCGTTATTATCTATTTGACTGTAATTCGGCTTTTTAAACACTTCATAAACAAAATCGCTTCTAACTATACCTGATCTTATAAATGCTTTTTTTATATTCTCATAAACAGGAACTAAAACATTTTTATAACTTGTCTCCCATCTTTCGGTGTTAAACATGTCAACATTCAAATTCCTAACAGCTATAAAAAATTCCAGATCAGTTTTTATGTTTTTTCGAATATCATCGTCAGACTCTCTTTTAATCAACTGCCAAATCAAAGGGTATACAGAATCTGTTGACTTCAATATAAATCGATTGAACTCTACATCGTCACCAAAATGATAAACAGGCTTAAACCCATCTACTTCTGGCAATTGTTCAAATACTGATATCAAACGCTCTTCTAATATCATAATCCTAAGCTATTAATAACGCTTTGACGAATGAATTTAGATGTATCGTAATCATCCGGATTCTTTTGCATAAAATCGTACAAATTCAATTCATTACTTTGAATTGAAGCAAAATATATTCCGTGACCATTCCAATTGTCAAAATGAGTGTATTTATGACCGTTTGAACAATAACCGTTAGCCATCGAAACAAATTGATTCCACGCTTTTACCTGCTTGTCAGTTGGATTAACCATTGTTGAATTGGCAGAAGCAGAAGCGACAACTCCCGTCGTGGTGTATGTCGTGAAATCACTACCTAAATAGTGATAAAATATGTAATAAGCTATTAAGCTTACTTTTTTACCACCTATCGTGTATCTGATTCCTTTCCAGTTATCAGTCGGTTTGCCATCAACAAAGTCTTTCCATTTCTGCAATGCACTTGCTTTGAATGTCCAATCAGTACCGGGAGTTACCTGTTCAAATTGGGTAATCAATTCATTGTACTGAGATTCAGTCAAAAACATAAGCAAACACTCACGCTCTCTTTCTTCGATTTCTTCTTTCAAAGCATCAACAGCCGAAGGCGTATTTGCCCCAATGCTCGGTTGGACCACAGCATTGGGTATAAATACATTTTTATTAAGAAAGTATGAAGTGTTGATTATCATTTACTTAGTCTTTTTTAACTACAGTTACAACGGTTTCTTCTTCTCTTTGGGACAACTTAGCCTCTTTTACTTCAGTTGCTCTTTTTAATCCGATTAATTTATCGGCCTGAATCTTATGAAGCATTCTAGGTTTATTTAATTTATCCCCGACTAGAACCACAGTTTTGTAATCTTCTCTCTTTTCGAAAGTTGCTTTTACAGCGGTTTTTAACGCTTCTTTTGGGTCTTTCTCTGCTATTTCAAACTTTGGCATATCTTTAAAATTAAGGAGTTACTATTGTTAAACTTGCTTTCACAGCGTCTAAATCCAAAACCATCCATGCTGGCTTTTCGTTGTTTGCGATTCTCAATAAAGAGAATACTTCGCCAATTGCTGTCTTTTCATTTTCGATAAATTGATTGCCATAAGTACCAACTCTAAAAATGAAATTACTGTGCCATTCTCTGTAAACAGATGCATCACCAATTAAGGCAGTACCTTGAGTGATTTTATAAGAAGAGAACACTCTCATTCCATTAATGCTGTAAGATCCATTGTTGTTTACGATGTATGGTTTTAAATCATAGCGACCTTCAGTATCTTGAGTAAATAAGGCGGTAAAAATATCGCTAGGATTCATTATCACAACATTTGGAGTGAAATACATTCCTTGAATTACTGACTGACCAGCAACAACTGCTAAAGCATTATCCGGCTTAACTAAAGTTCCATCTAAAACAGAAGTAGTGTACGCAGTTGCATTTGTTTGAATAGTTGAGATAATACCATCTTGCCATGCACGAATTACTTTATCTTCAAATAATCTAACAATTTCTGCAAAAAGCATTTCGTTGTCCATTTCGAATTCTTCAGTCCACTCAATACGACCAGCATATTTTTTACGAAGCGTTCTATTTCTGATAAAAGTATCAGAAGTTAATGGCTTTGTTCCACCTTCCAGAACAACTGCAACAGCTCCTTCCTCAGTAGCTTGTTCGGTTCTGATAACCTCGCTAGGCACTTTCGAAATAAGGGTGTTTGGAATAACTTCAAGAATAAAATTATCAGGGTGACGAATGACAGCAATGTCATTTTCAACTAAGAAGTTTTCAACTAAAGGAAGTCCAACGCCGGAACCGTTTGAAACGGCAGAAGTCGTTGTAAACATTGCTGCAACCTTTAGAGCTGTAAATTCAAATGCCGGCAAGTCTTTACCTGATTTGATAGCCTCACAAATTGCTTTGTGATTATCACGCACATACTTTTTTAATTGGAATTTTTCTTTTTCTCCAATCATTTGAGTATGATTTCCTTCCATTTTTTCAATAGATTCAGCAATATTTTTCAACTGCTCAGCTAACGGAACGATGTTGCCTTTATCATCTTTTTCGATTGCGCCTAAAGCCTCAGCCAAAGCCGCTTTCATTGATGCAGAATAACTTTCGTCCGTATCTGCCTGACGTGCTTTTAAAGCCTCGTCTAAAGCTTGCAAGAACTTTTCTTGGTCAGCTTCAATTGATGCGCCTGCTTTTTTAAGGGCTTCAATTAATGTGATGTTTTTGTTGTTCATCTTTTTTAAATTAAATAAATGTTAATTTGTTCTTTTTATCTTCTTGAGTGCTTTTCTGCGGCTCTGTTTTATTCTCTTGAGTGTCGTCTGACGGCTCTTCTTTTGTGCTTGTAATTACTCCCGTTGATGAATTACTTCCAAACACAACCAAACTTGATTCTTTTACATTTTGAGCTTCTTTAATTACAAAGAAGTAGTAAATGTATTCGAAATCATCTTTATTGGCTATTTGTGAAATATATTCATCGTATGTTTTTTTTGCTGTTGCATCTTCTGGCGCATTGCTATCCATGGCTAACAAAACAGTCACGTAACGCATTCTAACGCTACCTTCTATAGCGTCTCCGCTTTCTAGCCATTCTTTTACGTCATCATCTTTTACTTTGTCTTTTGGTACTTTGTAAATCAAAACCTCAGTTTCTCCTTCATAAGGCTTTCCGATCAAAGAAAATGGTATTTTTGCTGTGAACATTTCTATATGCTCTTTTCTAACTACGATTGATTTGACTCTTAATTCGTGATCAACAACCAAGTAATTTTTACCTTGTTGGTCTTTTAATGACTTCTTCCAAAGCCCATCGGCATGAAAATCATCGTGTGAATCTAAAATACGAGTAGAATTAACAGCGATATAATAGAAATTATCATCAATTTTAATTCCTTTTAACTGGTCAGTAAATTTTAATAAATCCAAAGACTTACAAGTAACTGAAATTCCTTTTTCGCAAGATTTTTGAATTAAAGACTTTTTAGATTCTATAATTAATTCAGAATCTTCTCTAAGGCTTTTGAACAATTCTTCTTTATTTGAAAACGTTTTATCCGGGAAATAATTTGATTTTATCATTTCTTAATTTCTTTGTTATCTCTGATTGATTTTTCTTTTTCCTGCATCTTTTTCAACGCTTCTTTTTTCAACTTTTCTTCATCTTCCTTTTTCATAGCTTAAAAATTATATTTTCCGTTTAATTGAGAATATGCTTGATTCATATCTTGACCTGCATCGGTTAATTGCGCCAAGTTGTTTATCAAAATAGTGTCGCTTTCCAAAGAAGTCTTTTTATCTTCTTGCAAAGCTTCTACCTTTGAAAAATCGGGATAGAATTCTATTTCTTCTGGTAGGTAGTAAATCTTATTTAAGTCTCTTGCTTTATCTTCACACATTGATTTGATAACGTTTTGCCAAAGGCCTTTCTCAGCGTCATTTTTATTCGTAAACGTTGAACTTCCTTTTCTCGGAATAATTTCGGGGTCAACTCCAAATATCCCCGCTATTTTAATAGCATTTTCTTCAGTTTCCGTAAATGGTTCAAGTTCTTTAATTGTTCCAAGCGTTTTGATAAACTGCAAAGGAATTGATGAAATGCCTATGAAATTTTTATCTCCCGTAATTCCGTTTCTTGATTGCAAATCTTCTAGCATTCTATCCCTCGTAATTGGATCAACTGCTTCGGCAATGCTTGAATTTTCTGAATTTGGCGCTTTACTTAAAATGCCCCCGTTACCATTCTTAGCATAAACGTTGTATCGAGCCTGGTAAACTGCCATAATGTTGTTGATGTTCATTTCAACGGCCTTTAAAGGGCTTCTGCTTCTTCCATCTGAATCAACTCCCAAAGACGTGCGATGCAATACATATCTCGGCTCAAGCTCATGTTTATACATGAAATGTGTTTTATAAAAAGCAATCAATTCATCTTTCGACTTAATCAAAAAAGGATTTGGTATTGTCTTTAAAAACACAGGAGCTGTCACGTTTGGCTTTAACACCCAAATATTCGAAATATTATCGATAGTTGGATTCTTAATTGAATTTGGAGTTTTTGTGTAAACGTAACTATTCCCATCTGACAACTCAGAAAAAACGCTTTTATACACCAAATCACTTAATCTATCAAAAGGGTTTGGCTGCTCAACAAGCCTTGCCAAATTCCCCTTTGGCTCGTAAATCTCTAATGTTTTTTTATTTCTAATAACGTAAGGAACTGAAGCAACCCTATCTGCAATTGCATCAATCGGAATAAATATTTCAGCAACATTAGAGGCTAATTCAAAAGCATTTTCATTGCAGAACTTTATTAATTTGTCATTTCCTAATGAATTTATATATTGACTAAAATACTGAAACCATTCCCCGGAATTGTCCTGTTCGGCAAATCCACTAACCTTTGTTCGTGTTTCTTTCTTCTTGAATGGATTCCAACTCATTACGACAATAGTTTATTTAATAGCAAATATAATAAAAATACCTTATGTTAATGATTTATTTTATATTTTTGTTATTCATTATTAACAATTTAAATTTAAAAAGATGAAAAAAATGTTTTTAGCGTTGACTTTGATGTTGACATTTTGTGTTTCGGCTCAAGTCACGGGACCGAAATTAACCTATGCTGCGGTAGGAAATTTACTTTCCGAACCAACTCATGCAGCAACTGACACAATTACGAATACTACTGTGAAATATCAGTACGGGATTGTAAACGGGTCGAATGTGCATTTCACAATCCAAGCTAATCTGACAAAAATCTCAGGGACTGTTGCTGGAACGGTAAAACCACAGGGTTCAGTTGATGGAGTTACTTATATGGATATTGCCGGACAAACCGCATTTACTTTAACAGATGTCGGAAGTCAAAGTTGTGTTTTTGTGATCGCTCCTTCTGCCTTTCAGTATTACAGGGTAGTAGTAACGCCTTCGGGAACGCAAAGCACGAAGATATCTAGTTTAGGATTAGTCAGACGATATAATTAAAGAAAATAGAACGGAAGTTACAATGAAACTACGTGTAGCGCAATACTACAAAAACCACTCAGTAACGAGTGGTTTTTTTATGCATACAAAAATTTCTTATACTTTATCTTCAATATAGCGGCCGCACTACATAAAGCATCGATTGCGTCTTTCTTATTTTTATTTTCACCCTCACGTTCGTAAGCAACAACATGCTTAATAAATGTATGATATTCTGGATTCGATTTGTAATTAATATCAAACACGAAATACTTCTTCACGAACTCATAATTGGATAATATACGGACTTCTTTTTGAACGCTTGAGTTAAATGGTTTTACAGTTGAATGATTTGAAACATCTTTTTTCAACAACATATAAGCGGCCAATCCCACACCATTAGCTTCCAAAAATGATTCTTCAATATGCTGTAGCCTGGATTTCATAATATAACGATCTGTGACTACTTCTATCCCTTCTTTTGAATGAATCACGTCTTTTACGAAGCATCCTAATTGTCCGTCAATCATTGCAACATGCATCATAGGGAACGAATAATGATCCCCGCCCTGATCGGCCGGATCGCCACAAGAGAATTTGAAAATAATATTTTCTTCTGGGATGCTATCTAAATCTTCAAATCGTAAAGACTCCAATGGCAACAATTTACCTTTTGGAGATTTAGGATTCTGTTGATATTGCGTTTCAAAAACACTTTCGTCAGCTTCACGTATTTTTTTTAATTCCGCTAAAGTCTGCTTAAATTCCCACAAAGCAGTTTCTTCTCCGTTTTCGTCTGTTTGGATGCAAGGTAATTCAATTAAAGTCCACTGGTCAGGTTCATTAGATGTTAAATAGCCTATCAAATCATTTTCATGTAATCTTTGTCCAATTACAATAATTGGCGTGTTACGGCTATTTGTACGGCTTCGAATCGTTGTTTCAAATCTTTGGTTTACCTTCTCTCTTTTTGTTTCACTTTCCGCATCATCTGGCTTTAATGCATCATCAATTATTATTGCGCCGGCAAAGCGATTATTTGTGTTCTCTGAAATAAATTCTTCAATATCATCGACCTCTTCGTCAACTTCACCAGCTCCAAACCCAGTAATTTGCCCGCCAGTAGCGGTTGCGTAAACACCGCCGCCCTCGCTGGTGTACCATTTATTTTTTGCTGTACTGCTTTTATCCATTTTAACATAGGGAAACAAATCCCTATACTCTTGCTCTTGAATAAAATCGCGGCATTCTTCGGAGTTGTCCAAAGCTAACGATTGAGAATAAGAAAGATGGATAAATTTTGATGATGGGTTTATTGCCAATCCTGACGCTATAAACGTTTTAACAGCTAATTCCGTCTTCCCGTAACGCGGGGCTATAGCGATAGCTAGTTTTTTTATTTTACCCTCTAAGACATCATTCAAAGCGTTACAAATTATTTCGTGATGGGAGTTAACTACGAACTTTCTTTTGAATCTTATTTTAAAGAAATACCTGGTAAAAAATAATGTATCGGATATTACTTTAGCTCTTATAATATCTAATTCAGTCATTATATATTTTTGTCTAAATTATCTAGCAGTTCTTTTGCTTGTTGTGGATTCATTGGGATAATAGTAGTTCCTTTTATTTCCCCGGAATGTTCGGTTTGTAGTTTATCAGAAAGCCCTAGTTTTCTTGCGATTATGTTCGGATTGAAAGCCCCTACAGTCGCGCCTTCAAACTGTTGAGATTCAATAATTAGTTTGATTTGTTTAGTGACACGGAAAAAATCTTCGTACCCTGGAGCTTTTAAATAGTTATCAAAAGTACTTTCATCTATGTCAGCAAACAAGCAAAAAGACCCTATACTCATAGGAGTTGATGTCGGGATGTCAATTAATTCACCTGCAGCCATTCCTGACTTTATAGGATCTTTTTTATTCCAAACTTTATCCTTCATCCATTCAAAATAATTAACAGCTTCGTCCCATAAATCATCAGGAGTATACGCGTGATTTCTCCCGTGCTTATTCCTGAATTCCCAATAATTATTTCCCTTTGGTGCTGGCATCTTCTTCTGTATTTAGGTATGGCACATCATTTTCAAACAAACCTTTCTTTTTAATCATGTGGTATTTTGTGTTTTCTTTCAGTTTCTCCGGAATGTTATTTGTGATTGCCTTCATTCCTGTTTAATATGATTGTTTCCATATCAGTTCTTCGTTTGTTAATGCAAAATATAGGTTTTGAAGTTGGTGGACGTATTTTAAAATCACCCTATTTTTATCACAAATAAACATACCATCAAACG